GTATTACACCAAACTTTTCTTTTACACCTTTTGCTGCAGGCTGTCTCTTTGATAAGTTTTCAAGTTTCATTTTTAAACTATCAATTAACTTAGGTTTAGTTTGATTTTGTTTTTCAATTAATTGGCTAACTTTATTTTTAATATTTTCATAAGGACTTCCTTTAGGAGCATTCTTAATTAAAGGTCTATTTTTTAAATCATTTAAAGTTGCCTTTGCAGGATTAGACATAAGACTTTTTTCTACTTTAAATAAAGCATCATTTAATTTTTTAAATTCTACTTTACTAAAAGTTTTTTGATATTCTAGTAAACCTTTAACAGTTTTTCTTTTTCTTATTTCAGGAGACATTGCATCTAACTCTTTTTGAGAATACATTGTCTTAGTTGTTATTTTTGGTTTTTCTTGTTTAGCAACTAAATTATCTGCAAAACTCTTATTAGGTCCACCAAAGTCACCCTTGTTAATTTTAAGAATTTGTTTCTTAATATTTTGTTCAGTTGCCATTGTGCCTTTAAGCTTGTCACCTATGCTTAATGTTTTTCTTTTAGGAAACTTTTTAAGTTCTTGTGCTGCAGGAACTGCAATTTCTGCAGTTTTACTTTTTAAAACTGTTTTTTGAGCAGGTCCACTAACACCTCTTTCTTGAACTTCCTTATTAACTGTTTTAGTTGCTCGTAAAACATTTTCTCTCATTTCTTCCATTATTTGTGTAGGAGTAAGTCTTGGAGGTATGTTACCTCTTACTACATCTAACTCTTCTGTTTTATTTTTAAAAAACTTTTCAGGAAGAACTTTTAATTGAGCCATTCTTCTCATGCGTCTTGTTTCATTACTCATCTTAGGAGTTAATGGTGAGTCTATACTTTCCATAAGATTAGGATTTACATATAGTCTAGTAACAGGACTTACTCTTCCTTCTTTTAATATTTGAGATGCAGACTTTCCTTTAGCTTTAGGACTAAGAACCATAACTCTATCTGCTAATTTAACTGTTGATTTTTCTCCTGTACCCTCAGTATCTTTTCGTATACCTTTCATTTTTTTTCTAGCATCAGAAACCATAGCTGTTCTTTGCATTTTTTCTTTAGGAGTAAGACCTGTTAAATCTTTTTTCTTTGCTCTTTTTTTACCTGTCTTAGGGTCAACAGTTCTTATTACAGTGTACTCAACTTTTTTAGGTTGGTTTACATATCCCTGACCTGTAGGTGCTCTTTTTAAAACATTGCTAATGCTCATTTTTCTTCGACCTTTAGCCTTAGCTTCAGCAAATTTTTTAGCATAAACTTCTTTAAATTCTGGAGTGCCTTCTTTAAGAGGTTCTTTAGCAGGAGCTTTAGCTTTCTTTTCAGCTTTTGATAAAGTCTTTATGCCTTTTAATATTTTAGATGCTACCATGTCTTTCTCCTAGTATAATCTATTAGGTGTTGCAGGTCCTGCTTTCATACCACCTACTTTTCCACCACCAAATAATTTCTTTTTAGCTTTACCTACTACAAATTCTACATTAGAGTCAGGAGCATTTTTTGCACTCTTACCTGACATGCCACTCATTTCTTTCATGTACATTTTATTTTTAGGTCTAGGTTTAGGCATTGCAACAGATTTAGGTGTAAATGGCTTTACAGTTTTAGCTACACCCTTATTGTCAACCTTGCTTGAAATTCCAAGACCTCCAACTAATATACTTGTTTTTCCTATATTCTTAGCACCTTCTAAGGCTTTTGTATTCCTAACTTTATTATCTATTGTATTTTGTCTAGACTTTTTAATAGTTTTTATTTTACCAGTTTTTTTGTCTTGAGCCTGAGTAATACCTACATTCTTACCCTTACCCTGATTTGTTTTTATTTTACCAGTCTTTTCATCTTGAATAGAATCTCTTCTTGAAATAGTTTTAGTTTGACCTGTTTTATTTTTAACACCTTTACCTGATGTAGTAAACTTTCCTAAAACATCTTTACCAATTTCAATACCTTTTCTTAAAGCACCACCTACAAACTTTTTAGTTACAATTTTTTTCATTGTAGGATAATTTTTATCATCTTCATATACAAGTTCATGTGTTGGTTTTCTATTTATTTTTTTCATTGTAGGATAATTTTTATCATCTTCATATACAAGTTCATGTGTTGCTTTTTTCTTTCTTTTTCCTTTTGTTATAGGTGTACCAACAACTTTACCTGTCATTCCTTTAGGTGGTAGCATTTCTAAAACTTCAGAAGGAGCTAGTCCTTTATAAAGTTTTGGATTTTTTCTTATTGCAGCTTCAACTCTTTGAGCATTTGCTTGACTCATTGATTTAGTAGGCATAGATTTTCTCATCATTTCCATTGCCATTCTTGCAGCTTTAGTCATTGCCATTGTTATAATCCCCCTAGTATTGTATTGTCACCTCCTGCAGGACTTGCAGGTGTTTCCATATCGTCTCTTCTAGTTCTTCTTGCTTGGTTACGAAGAGCCTGAACTTCTTCTTTATATCTTGATCCATATACAGTAATTGCTTCATAGTTTTTCATAAACAGTAAAGCTTCTACCATAGATGCATTGTACAAGGCATTATAACAAAAGTCTGAAAAGTAATTTGTATCTGATGCAGAGCTTAGTGTTGTAGGTCTTGATATATGTACTATTACTCCATCAACAGTTGACACTGCAGTAGGTGCAATCAGTACAGTTGTGTTATCTCTACGTGCATAGTATTGAGGTGTTCCTGTGCTTGCACTTACAGACCAATAGTCATTTATAAATTCATCTGTTCTTTGTAGTAAGTTTATTTTAGTACCTGAATTATTAATGTTAAAGTTTTTTAATATTCTTGTTCCTGAAGGAAGGTTAATAATATTCTTACCACTTGAAACTGCAACAGAAGTATAAGTAACTAAACCATAATCATCTAAGTCTTTTGTTAATCTTAACTCTGCTCTATTAACAAATTTAGGTATAGCACTAGTAAAGTCAGAGTTATCATTCTCTGTAGTCTCTATTATGTCATTTACTAGGTATGTATAATTAGCCATAGAAAACTGTTATAGTTGCAGTTGAAGTTGGAGCAGAAACTTTAACAGGACCTATCATTCTTACACCACTATCAGGTATCATAATGTCTCCTGCATCTACATTTGTAGTTCCTACAAATTTTATATTACTTCCTGAAGTACTATTATTTTCATCTGTTTGGCTTCCTGTAATGAGGAATGTACCTACACCACTAAAAAACACACCTCTTATTCTTGTATCTGCAACAGTTACACTTGAAAGAGTATCTAATACTGCTCCACTGCCTGTTACAAATCCTGTTCTAATATTCGTTGACATGTAATTCTCCTTAATATATTTATTATACAAAAAAATAGGGAAGGATGCAAAGGCTATCCCTCCCTTTTTTTCTAAGTTATTAAGATACAGTCATCTATTAGGATGAACCTGAAGCTCCATAAAAACTTCTCCAGTCAGAAAAACCAAAGCTATATCTTTCTCTAGCTTTAAATCTTACGTTACCTGTGTCGAAGTCTGGCTCCATCTTTGTCTGTAATGGTGAACGTACAAACATTTTTGCTCCATTAGGACAATCAGTTTTTAAGAACCATGCATTAGTATCAGTGAATCTTCTGTTTACAAAGAATCCACCTGGAACCATACCTTGGTTTCTGATTGAGTTAATGTCGTTAACATTTGTTGCACCATTTGCAGCAGTTGTTGGATTAACCCCAATAGTTGTTGACATTGTACTATTTAGAATTTGGTCTGCAGTAAATGCCAAGTCAGAAGGTATATGTAGTGACTGAGTCTGAAGACCAATCAAAATACCTCTGTCATCTTTTGCTTTAGATATGCTAATCAATGCTGACTCTAGTGAAGCTTCTGATAAGTCAGTTGCTCCTAAAGTGTTAGACTGATTACCATCTCCTATGGTTGGATGTGAAGCCGAAAAGAAAGGCTGTCCATCACCACCTACATAAGATGCATTGAAACCATTATTAAACACATCTGCAGCTTTAACTTGCTTAGTGTTAGCCATTGCTCTAGCTAATCCCTTTGCTCTTAATTTTGCAAAAGTGTCATAAAGGTTGTCTTCCATTGCTTCTTCAGTAATCGCAAAAGCCAGTGCAACTGTCTCATGTGTATACCTTGAAGTGAAAGACTCTTGAGCATCATCAAAGGAAACTGCAGCACCTTCTGCTTTAATAGGTGCAGTACCAAATCCTGTGAATAATACTTCTTCTTCAAATGCCCTATCTGAGTTTTCAACTTCAAATAGTGGCTTATGCTCATCAGAAACTTCTCCATACTCCATGCCAAAAACAGCATTAAGTCCGGGAAGAAGTTCTTTTGATATACTTGCTCTATTTATCGCCATAGTTTATCCTCCCCTTAACCTAATAAATATGCTGTAATAGTTGCAGGAGCAGAAACGATAGGTGTCAAGAAGTTATCAGTATGCTGAACAATTCTAGTATTTAGTTTTAGAAATGCTCTTTCTGCTGATACATCTACTTGGTTACCTGGCTCATTTACATAATCCAGTGTACGCACCATTGCGATTCCTGTGGTTCTTGTTGAAGCATCTATACCATGTCCAGATTTACCTGTAAATGTAGAGCCTGCTCCTAGAACAACTCCAAAGTTTTGAGAACCATACAAGTCTCCTGCAGTAACAGACGCATCTGCCTGTACTTCAAAAACTTGGTTTGGGTCATCAGCAACTATTCCATAGGCATCTGTAGTAGAAGTACCTGAAGGAAAGTAGGCTTTAAATTTTTGTTCGCCGTTCTCAACATATCTGCAACCCATGAAGACACCTTGAACTACTTCAGTAGTAGTTGTAATAACTTCTAAGTTACCTGCATTTATTCTTACTAGGTCACCAGTAAAAATATTTGCACCATAACCTGAAGCTATAGGGTATTCATTAGTTCCAATCGCATTTGGATTGTTACCACGTTTACGAGATGGTGAGAAGCCAAACAATGCTGCACTTGTAGTCATAGTTTTTTCTCCCTTAAATTAAAATTAACAATCACTAAGACTACTACACACTAGACTAATCTTGAAATCTAGGTGTCTTACCCTTAGTAACCTGACTTTTACTATTATTTCTAATAGGCATACGAGAATTATTCCCACTCATTAACTGCTGATTAACTGCATCAACCATTTCTGAGCTTTGGTTCTCGTAATATTTTTGTCGATTTTCTGCTTTTTGCAATGGCATCTTTGCTAATGCTAAGTCTCCACGACAGACTGCACCAGTATATCGACCTTCATCTCTCACGAAAGATGTGTGTTGAATTTCAGGAACTTCATTAATATCTACAAATTGCCAACCTTCTTGTATTCGCTTGCCAACATTTGTATAATCGTCTTTTCCACGAAGATTTATACGTATCCAACGAAGAGCCATGCCCTCATTTCTAAAACGATTAGTAACACTATTTGGAATCTCGAGCATATTAGGCTCTCTAAATTCCATATCCTGTTCTCTATTATTGAGTTCACGACTTTCAATATTACGTGATTTTGCCATTGTACTTGTTCGTGTCATTTTAATTTCCCCACACTATTTGTTGTAAACTGTAGTATAATCGCCCTCAGATTTTTCAACCTTCAGCTTTTCTGCAGCATATTGTTCAAGAGGTATTCCCCACTTTTCTGCAAGTCTCATATCTTCTTTTGATAATCTAACCTTCTTGCCTTTAGACGAGGATGAAGGAGTGCGTGATGCTCCTCCGACTACTTGAGCAGGAGATGTCGTTCCCTGCTGACGATTGTCAACTCCAAACCTTTCAGGATATCGTTGACGAAGTCTGTTATCTATTTCAGAATAGAAATCTTCTTCAGAAGGGTCATAACCCTCTCCTTTTAATGTTTGGTCTAACTCTAATGCCAACGTAGTCATTACTTGGTCTTGACCAAACCAAGGATTCTTTCCTGCCCAATCTAATGCAAGTTTATCATACTTAACATTTGATTTAGGTTGTGCAACAGGCTTAACTGTTTCTCTTGCTTCAGGAACATTAGGTCTTTGTGTTTCATACTGTTGCTTTGCAATTCTTAGTGCATTAGCATCATTCTGAGCATTAGTCAAATTTTCTTGTGCATTCACAATTAAACTTGAATCACCTGACTCTAAAGCCTGTCTGTAAACATCCTTTGCCATTTCAATACGACTTTTTATTTGTTGCTCAGTCGTTTCAAAACTCTTGGTAAAAGAAGTTTCTGCATCTTTTTGTTGAGCTTTTAATCTTTCTTCAAGCTCTGCCTGTCTTGCAATAAGTTGTTCAATTTGTTCCTCTCGTTCTTTCTTCTGACGAACTAATTGTCTTATTCTTTTTTCTGCTCCTGAAGAATTTGCTTCAGGTTTTTTCTCAGGTATATCTTCTTCTGTTTCGTATCTTGTTTGAGCTTCAGGTTGTTGTTGTGGTTTTGTTTCCACAACTTCTTGTTCTTCTTGTCCTTCTATTTCAAACTCTACTTTGTCTTCTTCTTTGTTTTGCGATTGTGAAGTATCAATCGTAGACCACTCATTATCTGGTGTCATTCATTTCTCCATAGTTTGCGAAACTAAGTTTACGCATATTTTTCATTATATATTAATTTATAAAAGTTTGCAAGCAAGCTTAGTAAATTAATTTGATAGGTTATATGTTGGGTCTAAATCTTTAGGGTCTTCTACAACCATAGAAATTTGGTCATCATATAACAGTAGTAGTTTAGTACCCTTGTAAAAAAACTTTTGACCTGAATGTTTACCATAACATACATAGTCTCCTGTTTTACACCAAGGTCCTTTTGGAAACTTTGCTTCATCTAAGTAAGCAGAGTCTCCTACTGCAAGAACTTTTCCTACTGTTGTTAAATAGGAAATATCATTTCTTACAGAATCAGGTAAGTATAAGCCACCCTTTGTCTGTGCCTTAACAGATATAGGTCTTACAAGAATATGAAATCCTGGAATAGTAGGTAACACTGCGGGGTCTTCTACATGCTCCTCTGTTATCCACATATCATTCTTTGTTGCTGCTCCCATACTTGGTTGTTGCATTAGTCATCCTCTTCATCTAGCATTGTTTTAGTTATGTTTTTAATTTCTGCTTTTGCCCATTCAATACCTGCAATGCGACCTACGCAGTTCATGTACGTATGATAATCTGAAGCTGAACCATATGCAAGGGAATTTTTTAGTGTTTCTATTTCTTTATTTAATGCTTTATTTATTTCATCTGATAGCATTTATTCTCTTTCTTTCTTTGCATCTTCAAGCATTTTAATAAGAACGTCAGAAGTCTTTATACTTTCTGCACTTTGAATACTGTCACCCTGCTTTATCATTTCTACAAGCATTTTAACTGCATTCATTGCCTGCTCAGTATTTCTGTCCTTTTCTCTTTCTTCTGCTTTAAGTAAACCTTCTGCTCCTATCTTATAAGCATCAAGGGCAATCTTTTGTTCTTTAAGGTCAAGGTCTCTATTCTTTAATGCACCCTCAGTAGCTTCCTTTGCAAGCTGTG